GTCTGAGGTTTTTCTTCATAATCTCTTGTTCTCTTTTTGCTAACCATAATTGCCATGCCTTTAATGCTGTTACTCCTGCTGTAACTTCATCATCTTTCTTTCCCTGTTCTTTTCTTCCTTGTTGTTTACCAAATTTTACTTCTTGTGCGTCAGCGAGAGACTGTCCACCTAATTTGTGTTCTCCAGCTCCTATACTATCACCACCTTCTGTCATGAAGTTAGTAGTTGTGTCTTTTGTTCCTTTCTCCTCACCTTTCTCATTATCAATACTTCTAAATTCTTCTGGTCTTTGGTGTTGTGTTATTGCCTCTGGGTTTTTTTGGTATCCCGTTGGTTCTATTTTATTACCTGCATCTAATGCTTCTTTCTCTCCCCCTTCTGGTTTTTTGTCAGGTATTTTTTCACCAACCTTTCCTTCTGCATTTAATCTACTTCTTACTTTTCCACTTGCAGTTTGGTTTAATGCTTTCGCTGAACCATCAAATACTCTTGTAGTATTATTCATATCATCGTCCTTGCCTTCTTTGTGTGAGGTTTCAATGGCATTATTTTTTTGTAATAATTCTTTAATATCTTTTGGGAGGTCTTCCCATACCTTGGAAATAAATCTTGGTGACGGTGCATGAATCTTTTTTAATGCATCATATCTTTCAATATCGTCCATCTTATTCCATTCTTTGTTAACTAAAATATCCTTGATAAAAAATGTGTCATTTATGTGTATATCATCATATGCCTGTGTTGATTGCTTAAAAACTGTTACGTATTCGTTGCTCATTTTTACGACAATACCACGATCTTCTGTTCCATTAACATAAAAGTGTATGTCATCGCCTATTTTTGTGTTAGTTATCTTATTCGTGTTCATTGCCCTTACTCTCTTTTCTTCCATTTGGTATATAAGTTTGCTTATCTCCACCCTTCACATCTTTACAATCAACAAAACATTTTAAATCTACAGCCTTATCCCAATCTGATTCATGTCCAGTCTCATGTGGGTTGCCATATTGTGCGTTACCAGCACCTTGACCTACGGTTGTAGCACCTGTTTTTCTTCTTTCTAGGAATGTTTCCCATAAATCTTGTGGTGAATCTGCCTTTTGTTCCAAGTCTATATGATCTGGGGTTTTATTAGGTTCTTTCTTAATCTCACTTACTATTTCCTCATCTTTGATAGATGGTGGGAGTTTGTTAGTCATATAATTGTATACACACTACAGTATTTAAAGTTTTTAACCAAAAAGAGCCTTTTGTAGCTCTTTTCCTACGTCTAATACATGCCATTGGTTACCAGATGTCACTGCTCTACATGCTAAGACCAGACTATCTGGATAGTCATCATGCTCTTCAGACTTTATCTTCATGATACCACCCTCAGTATATTCCCTTGTTAAATATGACAGTTGATACACCATTTTATCCACCTTCTTTAGTGTTATTTTATGGTTTTCAAATAATAATCTTAGGTTTTTATACATCGAAGCCTTTTCCTGTAATGAAAAAACAACCCCTCTTGCAGGTATATCTTGCTCTCTTGCCAAGTCAATCAGACCACCACCCAATCCTGTTTCGTCTATGAATACTGTTTCCAATCTATAATCTCTAACCATTTCACCTATCTTACCACATACATCTACCACGTTTGACTGCTTTTCAGAAGAAACGTCTTCAACAAATACCTCGTCATTTTGATCTACACCTATAACCGTAAACACAGTTTCATCTCTTCCACTACGTGCAACATCAACACCCATATAGTAACTTACTTTACCTTCTGGTTTCTTGTCACGAACTGCCTCTCTAAGAAGACTGTTTGGTATCAGTGCATTACCTATGTCTAAGAACTCACCCTCTACTTCTTGGACATACTCTTCCCTTGTAAGTCTTTTTATTTCTTCTAAGAATGTAGGGTCTTCCCTGACTAATGGGTTGTCGGTAGACTTTACATGAAACTCAGTCCATAACCCGTCTGGGTTTTTCAGTTTTGAATTTTGACATGCCTCGTAAAAATACCCCGATTTGCTAAACGGTGTGCTTGTTAACCATACCCTTGCAAGTGTTGCCATACCTGAAGGTAAGAATGCTCTTAGTATATCTGTCTTAATGAAAGAACATTCGTCTGCAATAATACAATGAGGTGAATAACCCCTAAGTGTAGTTCCATGTTCACCTGTTGCTCTGGTTACTATCTTACTCATTCCAGTATTGTCTAGAAAATTAACCCACATCTCTGTCTGTGTGTTTCTAACTACATATCCCTTAAGAAATTTATTATTAACTATTAAGCTTCTAATCCTGTCGAACATAATACCAGCCTGATTTTGTGTAGGTGCTGCAATAACTATTGTGCATTCACGCTTCACAGTCTTTAACATAAGTGGTGCAAAGAATGCAAAGTGTATCGCTTTTACTGCTGTAGACATGGTTTTACCCACCTGTCTTCCAGACCGATACACAATGAATCTATCTTTACAATCTACATATTGTTTATTATAATCAAATACATCATGGTCAAGGAAAATCTCGCTGAATTTACTTGGAGTTTCTGCACATTCTGCTATGGTTTGTAGAAAATCCTGTCTTTCCTGAATGGTTTGTGTGTCAGGTCTAGGCATTATTTATATTCTCCATCATCGCCCAAATGTTTGTCTCGATAATCCCATCTACCAGTTCCAGTCCTTTTTCCTTTATTTCTTCTGTTTTTCCACTCATTAAACCACCAACCAATAGTGCCACCACCTACAAAATAACAAAGGCACATAAGATACCAGAACCAATCATCTAACATCGCCACTAACCCCCTGAGCTTTTATCTGCTTAAAAATAGATGATATATCACCAGTCTTCTCATCAAGTTCCGTCTGCTGTGTTACAACTATCTTGGTATTAAGGTCATTAATTGACTTTATTACTGCAAGTAGAGTATTAATTTCACTTTTTGTGTTTCTATCTGGAACGTTTCCGTCCATTTTAGCCTGAGTTAATGCCATAAGAACATTTTCAAATGATATTTTTGCTATCATGTCAAGCATAGCCTTTACATCGTCTGGTTTTCTAGTGTCTAAAGTATTAATTATCTTAATGTAGTCATCTCTTATTGAACATACTGCACCCTTTTCATATTTTGGACACTTACCGTTACCACCAGAGTCAACAGACCTATACATACATTGGTCACAATATGCTGGAATGTTTGCGTCCTTGAAATGTTTAGCAGAATTAAAGGGAGACACAGTCTTTCTTTTGTCTTCTACCACTATATTTTTACCACCAATAGGCTTAATCTTAAACAAATCGTCTGCCATTATATAACAATTAATTCTCTTAGTTTATAAAGTTATCTGAATAGCATTTTAATTGCTTACACAAAGGCATATAATATAGAACCATTGGTAATTTAAGCATTGTATAATAATGTCTTACCTCTACACCATGTATATTTATACCCACAATGTCCATATATTCCCTGTTTTTAACACAGTAATGCTTAAGAACTGGCTCAAATGCCTTGTAGTTTACGCCAAACGTCATGGGTATTATAGAATTATCACCCCAAATATCACACTTCTTTGACATGGCTGCTGAAATCCACAGACTTGTGTCAACACTATCAAATGTTTTTTTGTTAATGTATTTTCCCTTGCCTAAACCATGGTATTTGTTATTGGTAGGAAGTTTTTTAATAGAGTCTTCTGTGTCATATCTTCCCTTCATTTTACCAACACAGACCCTTGACCCGACAGGTAGATTAAGTTGGCTTAGGTGTTTGTTAAAGTCTTCTTCCAACACAGGCAGGGTATTTAACCCTTTAGAAGACTCTTTCTTCCAATACTCTATGGTTTTTAACATGTTATTTGGAACGTGATATTGTGCTGCATGTTTATAATGTTCTTTTTTATTCTTTAAAAAATCATGATATTTGTCTGGGTTGTCATTAGATCCAGCCACCACAAATATGTTTTCAAAGCAGTCAGAAAAAGTTCCTATACTTGCGTATGAATATTTGTGAGAAACAAGAACATTTTTTACACCACATTCTTGCAACGATTTTAATGTTGCTTTGTTATTGGCATGGAAATATATCTTCATTCTCCCACCAATTTATGGCATAAACATTGGCATTTAA